GGGACGGGCGGGGCCCAGAATCCTCGTGGAACCAAGTTCCACGTACCTCCATAAATTGGAGGATTATTACTGCGAATTTCGCAGTTGCGCCTCAATTTTTGAGAGGCGCGTTTCTCCTGGCTTCCAGGAGAAGGTTTTGAGGGTGCGTAATGCACCCGCATTCTTGGATCAATTTGAACCAAGGCAACAGAAGTCATTACTTCTGAGAAACTTGTACTATCGTACAAGTAAACATTTTGCAACAAAGTTGCAATCTGAACTCGACCGGGGCAAACTTGGTCGGGTCAGGCAGTGGTGGCATACAGCCGACGCCACCGTCTTGCCTCTACTGATCAGTTCGGTAGAGGAGCCGACCCACAATGAGGTGGATCATCTAACGCGCTGGGCGTTAGAGAACTGTGCAAATAATTATGCACTGTTTCAGAGAGATTTTAAATCTCTCAAGAAGGCGATGCGCAAAGCATTCGCTCTCAAGGGACACATAGATGATGTCCCATGTAAGGCAACTATGTTGCCTTACTTAAGATCCTGTCAAAAGAAACAGGACTTTGACGGACCTACAGATTTTGGTAGGTACATATTGCTCTGGACTCAGACCAGGGCGACAGGTCTCGCAGACAACAAAATGCTGCGGACCTCCATTGAGAAGTTCATCTCAACGGTGTCTACACCTTCCGAAAAGGTGCAGATGAACCCAGCGGTCTTAATTGAGACGCTAGGTGGAGCGAGGGATGCTGATCCCTCGAAGGCAGTCCTATCTGTTGGGACTACCGCGTGTTTGGAAAAGACGCGCGCGAAAGGTGGAAAGACCACTTTTCTTCAGCAGCTTGCAAGAAGCAAGTCGCTAAAGGCTCGATATAACTTCGAGACCTTGGAGCCGGAGTATATTACTCCGGCCCCTGTTCGAACATCAGAGGATGTCCTGAACTGGGCGGTGCACAACATATTACACCACCCCGCATACGTACGTTGTGTACGTGTGCATGTCGTCGCAGAGCCTGGAAAGGCTAGGACGATAACGGTCGCACCTTATGCGTACCAGGTTCTCATGGGCATTTTTGCACATGTTTACCAAGCAACCCTTAAATCAAAAGGGGTGCAATCCGGTCTGCGTGCGGACCGCCATCTGTGGAGATTTCTCCAACAGACCCTCAATCCTCAAAATGAGAATTGGGACACATTGCAAGAAGGCAATGTGTATGCTCTCTCGACTGATCTGTCGGAGGCAACTGACTTTGGTAACAAAGATGTAGCCAGAGAAGTCTTACACTATATGATAAGGCTCACCCCAGGAATGCCCAGGGGTTTATCAGTGCTTATGAAGACACTGTATTGCTCAAAGCGTTACTGCTTTGTGCCACAAGGCCGAGGTTTCGGCCTTGTCACAGCCAAGAGATCTTGGTTGATGGGCGACATGATGACTAAATTCATGTTGACTGTAGTCCACGACTACTGTTGCAGACTCAGTCTGCTATCCACCTACACATTAGTAGGGGACGATGAGATAGCTCTAAGCTCTCACCACAAGCAATTGAGTGATCATTTGCTCAATCTTGAAAAGTTTTTCAAGATATCAGAGGATGACACGTACATCTCTGAACACTTCGCATTTTATTGTGAAGAGGGTACCATTTTACCGCAATATGCGCATGATACCAACCACGTCCGTATGAGACGGGGTAAGGAGCTATTATACTTAGACTACCCGAGGATCAGACTACTGATCCCCACGCAACTGGAAACAGATGCGTATTCTGCCACGAATCAAGGCAGATTCGCACTCCTGGGAAAGGAGTCGCGATGGGTTAACCAGGTTAACCAAGACGCCAGGCTTCATTTTGCCATGGCATCGTTGTACCAACACATATTGGTACCACAGGACAGAGATACTCTCTGCCCGTTCACCCCTCTCGAAATGGGGGGTGACGGAGGATTCCCGCATTCGCCGGAATTCCTCAAGAGGGTCGTGGATGATAAAACCCACAACCCCCGCGAGACAAAATTCAGAATGGTCTCGCTGCTGAATAATATGTTCAGTCACAAGTTTGTCAGATCTGACAGACTTGATAAGGTGGTGCATAAGCACCACCTATACCTTCCTAAATTGGAGGGTCTCAAGGGGTTATTACCCCCTGATGCAGTTCTTGAACCAAGAACTGAGGAAGCGAAGATAATGCTTCGCTCTATGCGGTTTCGTGAAATTGAGAAACCACAGCAAACCTTTTTTAGGCTTGCGAGAGGTCTTTATTACAAAGACCTATTGCAGGGGAGAACCCCTGCGGAGCCTGTCTTTTCAATAGACAGGAAATTCGATGGCGGCCAAAGTGAGCCCCAAATCGAATACCGACACTTCATAGAAAAGTGGAGGAATCCTGGTTTTTCCTTCCAGGACATCGACACGTACTTTGTTTACAAGTCGAAAATCCCAGGCATGGATCCCATGAACCTGGGGTGGAGTAAGGTTACTGAACCTTACCCTTCCAGTCGTGATTTGTTTAACGACTGGGCAGAGAGGGAAATATCTTTTGAAGAAATGTCCTTCCCAGCCGTCCTGAATATGATACAGGAAGGCACAGCACTACCACCGAGGGTGGTGCAGAGACTCAACCTGGTGCTTGAGTCGGATTCATATATCATTCATATGATTCCAGACGAACCTAATGAGATTATTGGGATCGTCACCCGTGACATCAAGTTATGTCACAAGGTTAGGTATGCTTGTGAAGGCAGAACCTTAAAGCCACATTATGTGTTGGCTCTAGACCCAGTCATCTATTTGACTGGGCGGGTAGACGATACTTACCGTTTACCCATAGATATTGCAACTGCAATACCTGTGGACCAGGAATATATTCCTGATCCTGGAGCGATGCTCCACGTGGACTACACGGAGTTCACGGATGGATTCCCCCACGATCTGGGGGTGTTCGACCACAAAGTGATTGTGGCAGGGACTTACGCAAAGCGCGTAAGCCGCGTCACCCTACAAAGGTGATGCGCGTCGGTTGATTCAACAACCGAATCCACATCGGCCAATTATTGGCTGCGGATTCTGGGCTTACGCCCG